GGAATACGTTATCTTTTTCAATCACAAAATCAGCTCTACTTTGGGTCAGCAAAGGCCAATGAACCTCGTATCCTTGTTCAGCAAAATAAGACGCAACATAAAGCTCACTACTCAAACCCGTTAAATGTTCTAATGTGTAGCCGCCCATGAGTCCCCCGTCTTATATTCTCCGTCCAAAGGACACTTGAAGTTAAAGTCCTCACCAGCCTTGCGGATAGCGTTGACAAACACTTCACCTACTTGATCTTCTAGGCCTTGCTTGACTTCTGCTTGGAACTCATCATGGATGTTACCAACAAACTCATAATCATCTCCTGGTATCAGTCCTTGTTTTTGAAGTTCAGCATCGGCATTGATTAAGGCTTGCTTCATCACGATAGCCCCTGCAGATTGCAGAAGAGTATTGAGAGCTGCGTGATCCGAACGGATCTTCAGCTTGCGTCCATCAAGACCACGAATGTAGCCTTTCTTTGCAGCACCCTTAGCAAGCTTCACAAGACTTCCTAGAGCTGGGAGAGTTTTAAGGAATCGTTCTCTTAGTGTGGCTCCTGCTTTGTAACCTCCACCAACAATCGTTCCAATCTTCTTATCTCCTGCGCCGTACAAGAAGGCATAGATAAATGTCTTTGCGTTATCTCTTGTAGGTAATCCCGCTGCTTCTTGGTTAACAGAGTGGATATCTCCCTCAAGTAAGACTTCGGCATAAGCCCCTTCATCCCAGTGAGACATATGGTGTGCAAGACAACGTAGCTCCAATCCACTGGCATCTGCTCCAACCAAAACGTAGCCTGGTGTTGTAGTGAACAGGTCTCTACACTCTTTCCCATACTTAACTCCTATAGCAGGAACCTGTGCAACATTAGGGTGAGAATGTGTACAGCGACCAGTAACAGCACCGTTAGTGTTGACAGAACCGTGAATACGTCCGTTGGTGACGAGGCGAAGCCATGCTTGTTTCCCCTCAGACAACTGTCCAATACGTTTATCCAATAAGAAATACTCTGATAGAACTGTAGCTTCAGGGTATTTAAGTGAATTAAGAACTGTTTCATCAATCTTAGGCTCCCCTCCTGGTGTGAACTCCTTAGGCTCCCATCCATATTTTTCTTTGAAAACTTTGTAGATATGTTGGCGAGATCCAGGGTTGAAAGGCGTATGCTTCTTTCTTAGTTCTCCTGGAACTATCTCTTCATTCATAGCTTTCAGAGACGGGATCTCGATCTCACCAGATTTAATCTTGGGCTTGATAAGTTTTTGTAATGCAGTCTTGGTGTCTGCTCTGTACTCCCTGAAGATATACTCCTTGGGTGTTTTCAAAGTCTGCCACCAGCCAGGGAACAACTCAGCCATCTGGTCTTTGATTTCTTGGCGTTTATCAACCAAGACACCATAGAGGTCTAAAGCTTTCTTCTCATCAAAAGCCCAGCCGTGTTGTTCCTGTCTATGAATGATCTCGCAGAACTTATGCTCAATCTCCATAGCTCTCTTGGGAACGTCACCCTGAAGAAACTTCTCATAGAGATTAAGCGTTACCCAGGTATCTTGTTCACAGTAGTCCAGCATCTCTTTGGAGTATGTCTGCCAATCACCGCCATCAAAGTCTCCCTTGTAGTTGCCAAGACGATAGCCCCAGCTCGCGAGAGAGTGACGACCAAACAACTTCTTAGGAAGCTCATACTCATCTTTCAGGATATCTTTGGCTTTATTGTCCTCATCACGCATATCAGCGTACAGAAGACGGGACATCACCAGAGTATCTGTAAGCTTCGGAAGCTTCAGGTCAGGGTCAATTTTTCTGATAGCTGGGTAATCAAACTTGATACCGTTGTGAGCAATGAGATGATCTGCTTGGCTTATAAGCTCCAAACCTGATCTGATGTCATTTGGACTGAAACGGAACACCTTCCGTGTTCGTACGCACAATACCACCATACAATGTATTTTGGATAACGAGTCCAAAAGTCCGTCTGTTTCAAGATCGAATACATAAGTTCCTCCCATGACATTCTCTCCTCACGTTATTCATGTTCAATCAGCTCATACAAAGATGTCTGAGTTTTGAAGACCACTCGGTTCTTGCCACGCTCAACGATCTCTCTAATCTTGCTGGTTCTGTGATAGTCACGGAAATCTTCTAATATGACCTGCCAGCCTTCTTTGACTTCGGACAGTTCGATACCGTGAATAGATTCATGGGTCTCATAATCAAACAGGCTTAAGAACGCTGCGCGAGTTGCATAGCCTGTAGGCAGAACAGAATCCTTGCCTTCTTCAAGTTCTAGTTTTCTTAAGGTGTACATCCCATCTCCTCTAATTCTTTATGGATCTCTTTGATCCGTTGGTTCCGTTCTTCCCAGAGGTTCCTATTACCGTTGAGATTGGTGAACAGATAATCATCACTGCATTCAAGGGCGTAGTTAGCTTGCTGTAGGTGATGAAGTTCAGAGATAAGCTCTTGATAGATCTCGTAAGAGCTTACCGTGTCATCTAATGTTTTCATGTTATCTCCTGAGAATGGTCTCCCCTGCGGGATTTGAACCCGCGTCCTCCACATTGAAAGTGTGGTGTCCTAGACCGCTAGACCAAGGGGAGTAATGGGAGGTGGCAGGGACTCGAACCCTATCACCCGAACCACAATCGGGGGCTTTAACCAATTAAGCTAACCACCTAACAAAGATTAGAAAGGAATGTCGTAACTTGAATCTTCTTCAGATTTGTCAAGCTTCATGCGCTTTTCGAGCCATTGCGACATCGTAAAGAAATCAGTAAATACATAGTTGTCATTAATAGATGTTCCTCCTCGATCAGAGTAGCGTCTATTACGAACCATATAGCCATTTTTCATTTTTAAAATTTCTACTTCTTTCATTTTATTATCTCCTTTATTGTGCAAATTCTGGCAGGTCATCTAAGTACTCTTCATCAGACTGAATAAGCTGAGCAGTCTCAGGAAGATATTTAACCTTGACGATTTGTCCGTTGTTTTTACCGACACCACGAGCTTTAAGTATCCTCACGGTAGTTGTACGTGCTTCGTCTTGGTCTTCTGCTTGCTGGTTTCTCTCAAGAGCGATAACAAAGTTAGCCCACTGCTTAACAGCACCAGACCCTTTCATGTCATCAATCTTCACACGGCCTCCTTCTTCAGCAGGCTTGCGAGAGTTATCAGATTTACGAATGTGTGATACGACTTGTAAGTTGAACTTTAGCTCACGAGTCATGGAAGCTAGTTCCTTCATCAATCTCTCCATGAGAGAATTGCTTTCTGAAGTTGGCAGGCCATCAGTGAAAGCTGTGATGTGATCCAGGAATATAACTTCACAACCATGTCCCACAACCATGTGCCTAACAACAGCGCGTATAGCGTCATAATCATCGTGACCAAAATGGTCATACATAAACAGGCAATTACTGTCTTGAAGATCTTGTATCGCAGCATCTCGTTCTCCTTTGTTGTATTCGATATCGGGAGAGTTGAAACATTTGCCGACCATTTTACCTGCGATATCTACCACAGTATCTTGAGCTTCTTCTTCTAGGAAGATAAGCCCGACCCTACGTTTATCTTTGATCAGGTGAGCAGCCATGTCCTTGAAGAACTCTGTCTTTCCCATCCCAGATCCTGAAGTCCATACCCAGACCTGTGAAGACTTGAGACCATAAGTAAGTTCCCAAAGCCTAGTCCAAGGTAAAGGAAGTCCGTATTCTGGTTTCTGATCTATCCTGTCGATGACATCATTAACGCTAACAATCCCATCAGGTCTGTATGGATCAGCACCCCAGATAGCCGAGGTAATATCAGAAGGCTTACCTTCTAACAGACACTCATTTGCATCCTTGTAAGGCAGGTTAGCGATCTTACATTTACCAGGGGCAAAGAGCTTTGCTACTTCTTGCGCGGCTTTCTGTCCTGGTTCATCCATATCAAACATGAGGATGATCTCTTCAAAGCTCTCCTCCAACCACCGAAGATTAGTAGAGATTGACTTCTTCGCAGAGCTTGCTCCGTTGGGTAAAGACACAACAGGCCACTTATGGTTCTGTACTTGGGACACTGTAAGAGCATCTATCTCTCCTTCAGTAATCACAATCTTCTTGCCACTAGACCAGAGTTGTCTTCCGAAGAGCTGTGGGTCTTTGGTTTGCCCAATGAACTTGAACTTCTTATCAGCCGTTCTAAGCTTCTGCGCTATCTTTCTCTTGTTGGTATCGTAGTAGGGAAAGGCCAGAGCTTTCTCACCGCCTGACAGAGTAACGTATTCAACCCCCCATTTATGGCAGGTCTCCTTCGTTATACCTCTGGCAGATATGGCATGAATATCTCCGCTAAGGAGATCCTTAGACTTGTGTGAGCTGGTAGATTTACCAGAAGCCTTAGGATCTCCGTCTCCTCTTGAGTACGCTTCACAAGAAAAGCAGAACGTATGACCATCATCATACACGCAAAGTGCATCAGATGATCCGCAATCTTCACACGGCAGATGCTGTTCTACTATTTCCGAGTGAGTATCGTGCGTACTTTTTCCCATTTTGATCAACCTTCATTTCAGTGTGAATATCCATAGGCTTACGGGTCTTACAACCATTGCGAAGATCCCGAATAGCTGTACGAATGTCGTAGCAACTGTATAGACCTAACGCTTCTAATGAGCTGATAGAGCCTTTGGTTTCTAGGTGTTTCTTGATCTCATTCCTGATCATCGTTATCTCCTACAAAGTCCTTCACTTTATCTGACAAACGTGTGACCAGTTTTTTCTCGTGCGTGATACCTTTTAAATCATTTTCTATTCTGGTGATCTCCGCTTGGCTTTTTACTTCTTGTGTTTCCAACTCTTTTGTCCGAGCTTCACATTGCTTCAGGGTTTTTCTGAATCCTTTAATAATGTTTTCGTATTTCATTAGTTATCTCCTTTAAGTTAAGTTAATTACTTCAGCGTCAGGCCAGAGGTCTAACAACTCGTCCTCTACAACTTCATCAAGACTGGCTAGTTGTTCCTTAGTGAATGTCTTCTCGTCCCCTACAAGGCAGACATAAACAGAGTCATGGTTATACTTACGGCGATAATTGCCTCTCTGTTCTAATTCCCGCGCAGGCTCTATCATTCCATCAAGTCTAATGATGTAATGAAAGCCGCACATCATCCTGCCTTTATTGCGGTGGTCTCTATCAATCTCAGCAAGCCCTGCATCCTTGACACCCTTGGCAAGAGGATATGGAACAATAACGATACGTTGCGTCTTAATCCTTTTCTTTATGTACATAAATACTTACCTCCGTTCGTGGGTCTTCGTCAGGATCTGCAAACCTTTTGGAAGACCACATACCCGTTATGAGATCATCATCTTCCCAGAACTCCTTCTTCGTCAGTATGTCTAGGGGAGCTTTGGAATAATTATCGACATCTCCTCGCGGGAACATCTTCTTGCTGGTCTTTGGTTTCTGAACAATCTGCTCAACCAAAACAGTACAGTGGTCTTTGATTGTGTCTTTGTTCTGTTTGATAAGATCCATTGCTGCCTTTCTCCAGGCGGTATAGTTCTTACCGTAGTAGACACCCCATCGTGTTACTCTTGGTCTTGATGCAGGGACTGGGTTGATAAAGAAAGAAACCCCAAGAGTTGGGGTTCCTAGAAGTTCTTTAATTTCGGAGATGACTTTACTTGGCGGCAAAGTCAGGTAATTCATCCTCGCTCTCCTCTTCATGAACATCATCGTTCACAGCTTCATCAGCCACAAAACCATCTTCAATCTCATCAAGCTCAGACAGATCAATAGAACTTGTACCAAGCTCACGGATCTGAACGCCTTTGAGATAAAGAACAAGGTGAGTTGTTCCTGATACTGTCATGGCTTCAGGTTGGAAGATGACAACACCTTCACCCACCATACAGTTAGGCTTATACCCAGGGACTTGTGATTTAGTCAGGCGGTTCTTCTTACCATCAAGGACTTGGATAGGATCTTTGGTTTTGAATTTGATATCAATCGCGCCATCAATCTCTTTGTCATCCTTGTCAGTTGCTGTTTTATAGCGAGGATCAACATCCTTCTTAGATCCTTCAGCTTCCTTAGCTTGAGCAGCCAAGTCATCCAAGATAGCCTTAAACTCTTCAGCTTCTTTACCGAAGAGGCGTAGGTCTGTTTTGTATTTGTCATCCGCAAACTTACTCTTTGTGTCTGGTTCAAACAGATAGCACCAGCGCAGCAAGCCTTGAGGAGAGAAAGCAATCTTCTTAAGTTTAGTCATTATCAGCTTTCCTTTCTTTCAGTTCCAGTAGTTTAGTTGTCAGAAAGACGATGATCTCTTGTAGTTCTTCTCGATCATCAATGTATGTGTCTGCTTTGATATACAGCGACTGCTCTTCACCTGAAGTTACTTCAAGGCTAGACCAGTTAGATGTGTGAAATGTTTCCACGACAGCTTTTGTTACTTCGGGTCTTCGCATAGTTATCTCCTAATTATTAATGTTGTACTTACGATCAAGCTCACTGACATCTACGCCTTCTTCTACCAACTCGTAGATCTCATCCAACGGTACAACCCCAGTATCTGTGAGCTGAGAGATTGCCCTGTCTATTTTAGAGTTCATTGTCCATGTAGTCCTTTATCGCTCTAAGTTGTGAGTCATGCTTATGACCGAAGGTTTCGTACTTGATCCTGTTGGCAAAGCTCATGACTCTTATAGGATCAACCTCAAAACGCTCACAGATCATGAGCCACAACACAGCCAAGGCCACAATGAAATCACCCCGCTTATAATCTTGAAGCAGGGTGGTAACATTGATCGCAATTTTCTTGATCGTCTTGGGATTTGAAGAGAAACCTAATATTTCATTCTTCTTGTTTATAATCATATAAATACCTCGACCTTTTCTGTGTATTTATATGAGGCATAAACCCTCAACTCTTACTGGAAAAGGTTTAAGAGAAGAAGAAATCAGCGTCTAAAACCTCATGAAGATCCAGGTCTCCTTTTTCAGGAGGTGTAGGTAAGAGGTCAGGTGTTGAGGACTGTCTCTTCATTGAATCGAGGAAGGACTTGAGAGGATCTGTCTCATGTATCTGAACAAAGGCATGACGTAACAAGACTCTCAAGGTTGGTGTATCCGCAGCATGAGTAGCAAAGCTATCATGAACCATCTGAAGACATCCAATATTGTTCGTGTCACAGAGATTCACAGTCCTCATCATATGAGCAGCATCACAAGAATGGACAAAGTTAGGACTGATAGCGGCCTTCATCTTCCTCTTGTTGATTGTAGTTGAACTGCCATAAGCAATACGAGCCTTGTAAAACTTACCAGCTATCTCCGTCTTCACTTGTTTGGTGAGGATGTTGCGGTAGTTCTGCATCACTGGGAAGCCTACAGGCGTTACCCAATAGATAGGAAGTTGTTCTCTTGATATGACATCAGAGACATCCTGAAGCCAATCCATAGCCTTCTGAGCTGCAACAACCACTTCACCTAAAGAATCCTTGATAAGCTGAGCAAGCCACATACACTCTTCCCAGCCTTTGTTTTGGAAGTTGGGTACAGGTTTACCTTCATCTTTCCAGTTCTGCACTTCCATCATGAGCTGATCTTTATACCCCTGCAGCGTAGCTCCATAAGGCATAGTCATGGTGGGTCTCTTTACCAGTTTACGATTGATAAAGCCTTCCCATACCCTTGCTTCAGGATCAGAAGACGCAGCGACCTTACGATGAACCAACTCAGCTACCTCAGTATAAATGTCTTGTGGTTCTTCAGTGGGCGTGAGGTTTGTGGCCTTACCTCCAATAGGATCTAGAAGCATGGCAGAAAAGTTCTGTAGACCATTACAAGATCCATCAAGCGCGATAGGTAATGCGCTCTCGAAGTTCTCAGGATCTTCTATGAATCCTGCCCATTCAAAACAAAACGCTAAGAATTGCCAGGGCTTGTCGGCCTCAGCCCACCACTTATGTTCGAATGGATCTTCAGCAACTGCTAAGATTTTATCGCTGTTTTTTTGCGTCCATGTTACACGATCATGAAGGTTAACCTTGTCATACCCAAAGCAATTAGCTCCGTGTAAGGCAAGCCATGCTCCTGTCTCATCGTCAAGCTTCTTACCCTCAGCAAAGATCAACAAAGATTTAGAAACATCATCTCCTTGTGGGTTGAGGTGAACCTGAATGGGGTACACACGGCCTCTGAAGTCCAAGGAATAACAGAAGTAAATAGCTTGTTCGTCTTTGAATCTTTCAGCAACTTGTAACTTCTTTTGAAGACCGATGAACTTAGAGCGAGATCTTACATTCTCTCCGTAGACTGAAGCAGCTTGCTTGCGCCACAACCACTTAGCATCTTCATTGGTTTCCATGTCATCAGGAACAGGAGGAAGGGGTATCTCTTGGCCTGCAGGTAAATTACCAAGAGGAAGGCTGTTATCAGCACATCTTGCAGCAACTTCTAAGACTTTGGTGTTGATCTTCCAGGGTGTTTTCTGCAAATGGTTCACGGCCTGGTAGACTTCCCACATCTCCATATTGTCCATCTCATCCAAGTAAGCATTGGTTGTACGTCTTACCAACGAGCTGCGAATATGATCAGACCAAAACCCTCCAGTATAAGGGTCTGTCCAGTCCTTAGGGGGAACCAGCATAGGCATGAAAACAGGAGACAGTAACTCGCATCTGGCATTATTATTCTTTAGCCACTCAGTAGTCTTTTCCGTAGGCTGGACACGAACCTGTCTGTTCTTACGTTGCCCAGGAAGAGCAGGAGGCTGATACATCTCCACAAGACCAGTGGTCTCAATGAATATAGACAGTAACGTAGATCCAATATGGTGCTTATCTGAGTAAGAATATGAAGTTAGTGTAACATCATCTTTCTTTGCAGATCTTTTCAAGACTGTTGAAATATGTGAGACCTTGCGGGTCTTACGTGTCACGTCTTTCTTCACTTTGTCGTAGTGGTGAGGGGAGACCTGTTTAAACTCTTTGAAGTTGATCTCGCTTTGGATCTGATTAGCAATGGACAGAGTGATGTCAGGAAGGTTACGAGCTTTGCTAATGGTATCCATGATAGTCTTCATGGTCAGGAACGCTAGGACATCAGTTTTCACATCCTCAAGAAGTACGTAAGCTGCTGCAGGTCTCCCACCTTGGGGTCTTCCTGATTTGAACGTAGCTTTCCAATCATCAATCCCTTTGCAGAACGGTTCAAAGGCGTGTTGCATAATGGTTAAAGCCCCGTGTGTTGTTGATTCCAGTTCTTTTTCTCTGGCTTCCTGAAGCTCTTGACGGAACTTTGCTATGCCCATTCCTTGCATCTCACGTTCGAGATCAAGTTGCCTCTGCATTAATGTTTCACTTAAGTCTATTTTGTTTTTTAATTGCATGATGTTTCCCCGAACGAGATTTGCCTAAGAATTTAGGATGTTTAAGAAAGATAAATTGGAAGGGGAAAGAGAACCCTCGGAAGGAAACTGTTGACAAAACGTACCTATAACCGAGGGTTCTCTTTCATTATAGCTAATGATCTTCGTCATAGTCAACGGTTTTAGGGACAGGCTTGAGATGCCAGTCTTTAACAATCTTGCACATCTTTTCAGCACAAGCTGCAGCCCCATCACCATATCTATGCTCGAAGATCTCCCCAGTATCCATACGGTATTCATTAATGGTATCGGGATGTGTGTCTCCTGATATTCGTACAGCATGGAACTGTGATATGACGTAGCCATTGATGTCTAAGGTAACTCTAATCATGATCGTATTCTTCAACATCAATGCCTTCTTTAGTCACGGTAATCTCTGAGTGGTCTCCAAAGAGATCCAACATGATGTCTTCAGGGATTGCCATGACAAGAGAGTTCAGTTGTCTAAAGTCTGTGTTTAGGCTTTGAAGTCTGTCTGTATCTGCTGGATATTCCTTAGACTTCTTAGGGTAGTATTCTTTTTGCCAGTCAGACCAGTTATCATTGATGCCGTTCTTACGGTACTCGACAACTTCATCAATAGAGTAAGAAGGTAGAGATCCTTCGTATTCACACTCATCATCTGTTCCAAAGAAACCGTTTAGTTCATTGACACCAAACTCACACGGCTCACCATCATTGAAGTAAGGTGTGTATTGTCTCCACTTAATCTCTTTAACCTCAGGATATTTGTCAAAGAATGGAATGAATATGTCTTTGAACTTGGGTTGAAGCTTCTGTGTAAGATCCTGCTTAATCTTCTTGATCTCTTCGGTTTGTTCTTTAATTTCGGCTAATACATTTTGAACAGTCATTGTTAATCTCCTTAATCTAAAAAGTTCATTTGTCGTTTAGGGGCTTTCTTGGACAGACCACCCATCCAAGTCTCAATCTCCATAGCTTGAAGCCACTTATCGAGAGAGGGTATGAATCCCAGATCCTCAAGGATGTGATCTTCTGCTATGTCTCTGACACTGACTGTCTTACCTTCAGAGTTGGTGATATTAGTCCCGAAGATCATCTCGACTATGAAGCACCCAAAGCTTGAGTGAAAAACAACACGATGCTTAACGTCTGGGACTGCTGATTTAGAAGAATCCATGAGATCGTGAATATCTAAGTAGTCTTCTGGGACACCGCCATATTTCTTGGCTGATGATTTTGCGTGTAGGTATGGTTTCATTTACTCCTCCACATATCTGAATGTTGAAGGCTTCTGAACTCTTGCGTGTCCTATGTTCTCCAGGACATAGATGTGATGACCTTCGTGTTTCTGTGATAGACGCTCAGCTTCTTCGATTGCTGAAGCTTCTGTTTCATGTCGGACTACTGGATGTCCGTAGCCTCGTGGGTTCCATACAATCCAAAAGGGTTTGCGGTTTCTTGATTCATCTTTCATGGCAGTCTCCTCTAATCTAAGATGTAGAAAGCTAATGGATACTTCGTCACTACAGGCTGCTTTCCTTTAGCCCAGTAAGGTGACAAGGTAATGTGGTGGTAGTGCGTAGATCCCAGAGTGTTGTCAGGAAGCCTGTTACTCTGAACATCTTCAGCAAGCCTCAGACACATATCGAAGACAGGATCTTCACTGTTAACTTGAGACAGTTTCTTGAAGTTGGGGTCTGATCTATTCCAGCAAGAGAATTGATAAGGTTTCTGACAGACCTGGATGATGTTGTTTCCCCACCAGTACTTTCCTCCGTGTTTATATGAGGTAGAAACCCTGTTCTGTATCATGGAAGCCACAGCTTTCTTGACATCTAGGTCATAGTCTTTGGCTTCTCCGTATATTGTTCTTGCCAGAATGTATTTTTCGAGGTTGCCGTAAAAAAGATCAGGATTTTCTAGTTTGCTAACGTCACGTAAAAGGACAGCAGGCATATCATTTTCCTTTCTTGTGTGGTTGGTAACGGTCATGGAAGGTTTTTTGGGATACTACAAAGATGTGACCGTATTCATCTTTGCAGATCCAGTCCCCTGGCAAGCCTCGGTAGTCTCCTCTTTTGTTTGAGAGAGATACGTGAGCTTGCTTGGGATTCTTTACGGTGTAGGCTCTACCAGTTTCCACCATGTCCACGAACCACTTCGGATATACAAAGTCTTCGTTGTCGGGGAGCCACTGGAAAGCGACCACAGTTTTAGGGTTCAGCTCGAAGAGCTGAGGTGCTTGATGTTTCATTTTTTGAACTTTCGATGAGATGAAAGAGAATTTTTGAGAGGGGGTTCTGCTTCAAGAATATCCGCAGAGAAGGTTTGTTATTAAATGTCTATGACGTGTCGTAATAGATTGGGTTCAAATGCACCCAAAATTCTTTATGTTCTATTAGTGTTCTTGGTGTTTTTGTTATAGTCGCTTTCAGAAAATGTTGGATTTCTTTTATTTTCTGTGTGATAACTATTCTTTCACGGCGGCAACACGGGTTCGAATCCCGTACGGGATGCCAATTATAAATCAATAACTTAGCTAACATTTTGTTGAATCTCCTTTATTAATAATGGGTTCAGTTGCACCCAATTCTAGGACTGAAGCAGCCTTTTTGAGATATTCAGGGCTGTAACGTGCATAAACTTTTTCTGTGATTGCTGTGCTGGAGTGACCTAGATACTGAGCAATCTCACTCATTGGTACTCCACCCTCAGCCATCCATACGGCTGATGTATGACGTAGCATATGAGGATTTACTTTCTTGCTTAAACCTGCACGTTCTGCAGCACGAACAAAACCTCTTCTGATTGTCCCAATGGGTTTTCCTTTGTATTCGATGACGTGATTGCTCAATCGAGCTTGATAGGCTTCTTCAAGAGCGCGTTCTGCTGTTGAGTTAATAGGAACTGTTGCTCTTTTCTTGTTTCCGTTCGCAACCCCAAGATCAATCAGGCCTCTTTCAAAGTCTACTCGATCCCATGTAAGCTCAAGGAGTGCTGACTTTCTTGCGGCTGTTGAGACAGCAAGAATGATGAATAATTTTATGTGAGGCTCAACACAGCCTGTTAGAATTTGCTGGATTTCTTCACGAGTTAAATAGTCATGCTTGGGTGGAGGAGATTCAGGCATATAAAAGACAGCAGGTGTTGCTGGATCATACCATCTAAGAGCAGCGCGAAGAGCTGTTAGCTCTCTAATTATAGTGCCATCTTTTACGTTTCTAGAATCCTTGTAATGGATACACATCTCCCTCGTCACTTGATCAGGACGTAAATCTCCAAAATATGGCTCAAGAACTTTCCACTTATATTTCATGCGATCATCTTTGTAGTTTTTAAACTTCATGTACTCAGCAAAGATATCTCTGATAAAGACTGGTTGAACTTTCTCATGTTCAATCAAGTCCCTAAGACGGCTTACCGCCACAGCATATTGATCGGTGTGGAGAGACTTTCTTTTTGTTTTGGTGCCTGTGCCTTGACGGGCATAGTACTTGTTTCTGTACAATTCTGGTTCTGTGTTCCACATGATTCTATCCTTTCTACTTCCCAAGCTGGAATCCTGAACATTGTCCCAACCTTGAATGTGTTTTCTATACGCCCATCTTCGATCATATTATGTACTGTAGGTTTTGATACGCCCCAGCGGGTGGCTAATGTTGCTATTGAGAATGGTTTTGGGGTTTTGGCGTGTGCTTGCATTGTTACTCTCCTTTAAAGGCTATTTTCTCTAGGAGTTTTATGTATTGATCTTTTGTTAGGGTAATAGTGTTTTGAGTGGTTTTGATGTTATCAACGGTAAATTGGGTGTTGTCGATTGCTAACCCCGTTAAAGGCCACTCGATGTTCACATTTGTTAAACTACAAAATGTAAATATAAGATTATGCGGAATAGGCGTTCTGTTTTCGTATTTGTAATACGTATCTAAGGTTATAACATAACCTTGTTCTGATAATGCAGCCACAATATCCTTAGCATCTTTAAAGCCGCTATCTATTCTGGCCTGTTTTGTTCTTTTGCAAATTCCGCTTACAGTTTTATTCTGTGATAGCTCTGGTACTAGCTCAGAAGACAAACAATTAAGTGATTTTGATAACCTCATGATCCAATCCAGTGTTAATCTTCTCTCGCCTTTTTCAAGGCGGCTTATCTGCTTTGCTGTCGTGGGTGGATCACATCTTTTGGCAACATCCTCAAGAGTTAGTCCCAAAGTTTTTCTAATTTTTTTTATGTTGTTCATTGTATTGTAAGGTTTGTTGTAAGTTTTGTGGATCTAGGAGAGTCCCTAGCAGATAAAAACAATATACACATTATATTTGTAATGTGCAACACTTATTTCACATTATTTGTGTTTTATTCTATTGAATGTGTTCTTGTAATGTTCTATTCTGGATTCTTTCAATTTAAAAAGAAAACAGAAGGAGGTCTGATGTCCGAGTCCCAAGCCAAAATTAATTTTCAATATACCAATGAGATATGGATGACACGAATGCAGCTCGCCAGTGCAGAGAAGAGACTATCTCAGACACGTCACTTTCTTACTGGAGATGAGCATTATTTAAATGAGTTCTGTTACTGGACAGATGTTAAGAGAGCTGCTGAAAAGCATATTAAGATTTAGAATCTTTCTTTTGTTTCTCCAATAGATAGTCCAGGTAATCAATATGTTGCTGCCTTAAATCATTCCTCAGTGAAGAGATTTTCTTTGTCAGCTCTTTATGTTCTGCTTCTATACTTTCTTGATCTGTAATGATCTGAAAAGGCTGTGTAGGATACCCAAGTTTTGTGAATCCTTCAGCAAGCATCTCCATATCTTTAACTCGTAAATCCGTCTCGCCAGTTTCAAGACGCTGTATTTTTTGTGGGTACGTATTACAGGCTTCCGCAAGTGCTGTTTGCGTAATATCGCCATAACGCTTTCTAAGTGTGCTGATCATATTCATTCCTTATTTTCACAATTATTGTGTTTTCGGTAAACGTCACAAACTGTGTAAATAACCGTTGAAATTACACAGAAAGTGGTTTAAGAAACCATAAAGTCTCTTAAGGAATGAGATTTTGAAGGTACATTACAAAGAAGCTGGAACTTGGTTTGTAATGTAAAAATTAATAAGGTTGATAGCCGTAAGAATCGTGCAGGGGAATATTAGCCCCGCTATCTCTATTATTAATACCTGGTTGTGTTTGAGGCTGCTGAGGTGCTACTTCAAAATCATGAGACACACTGCGGCCTGTGTTATCCCAATGCCCTGAGCGTGGAGAACTCTCATAGTTGTCGTATGTTGTATCGTTTGGTGCGCTTCTGTTATACGGCTGTACGTAAGTACCGTCATTGCGTGTGTACCCATCGACATAAACATCCTGCGCCGTGGCAGGAACTGAAACCAGTAGTAACGATGTAATTAATACTAAACTTCTCATCTTTTAACCTCTTTCCTATTGTCATTGATGTACTCGACAAGATACTGGAGCTTCATAGGCTTCATGACTTCAAAATAATCTAAGCCCACAGCTCCTCGTGACATCATAACAGCAATCATCAAAATTTCTAGCTGCTCTGTAGTCCATTCAAAGACTGGTTTGGCTCCTGGATCTTCAATGGTTGGTATTTCAGAGAAGCAAAGAGCCAAGACATCATCCTTAACAGCTTCCCTCAGTGCTAAGACATCAGCCCTGGATATCTGACATATAATGCGGTCTGTGTCTTCGTCATAGAACTCAGGGCTTGTGAGGCTTTTGAAGATCAGGGAGATGCTGAGGCTTGTGGCAGTGTTAAAAAAGTTTTGGAATACGTTTGTATATTCCTCAGAAAAACCCTGTAATACAAAAGGCTCCTCGATCAATTTGAAAGGGAAGCGTTCATCAGGAAGATGAGAATAATATTCGTCTAAGGCCTCGTTAATCACTGCGTTAGCTTCAGATTCATGGAAGCCACAGAATGGAATCTGTATGTCTACATATTGTCTATCAAGCATGGTCAGACCTTAGTTAAAAAAATACCCCTAAGTCAATATAAATGATCTTAGAGGTATTTGAGTTTACAGGGAGGTTTACGCAGTGAGGAGGACTTCTTGGCTGGTCTCTTGGTTATCAAAAAGGATTAATTCATAGTTTGATTGGAGGACTTGATCTTGCAGATATTTAATCTCTGTATCTGTGGGTTCTGCAGCTTTATCAATAGAGTTGTTATATATTGAGGCTGCTACAAGCTCCTGGGTTTCGTGGTGGCGAGTAATCCACCGAGGAAGCCCCGCATCTTCTATGGATAGTCTTAGTTGCGCCTTCATTATTAAGCCCTCCCTAGGTTTTCTACACGTTGGTTATGAATCTTGCGGCCTATAGAAATTGTCTTTTCAGCCTCTTCAGTTCCGTAGCCGTAGTATCTTGCAAAGCCCTCTACGCTTATGAAGTTGTTCACGTAGTCCAGGAACAAATTCTGATAATGGGTTGCTGTGGCTTCTATGGCTTGCTCAATGTCGGAGTATGATTGAATATTCATGATTATAACTCCCCTGTGATAGCGCGGATAGCATCAACCATTATGACGGTGGTGTTTTCTGCCACTTCGTCCCAGGTCTCAAAAATCTCGCGAGTGTTGTAAGTTTCGTTAAACTCTTCGAGGCTTTCATATTCGGTGAACTCACAGCAGAACGCTATCACGTCCAGTTCAAGCTCAGATCCACACTCCTCTTCATACTGTTCTAGGTAGTCAAAGAGGGCTACTAAGCCAGCTCTTGAAAAGCTATCAGGCCGAATAGATTCGAAAGAATCTGCAAAAGTGCTGAAATTTACATTCTGTTTCATGGTGTTTCCTTTTCTTTTTAAGGGTTAGTACGTTTTGTCTAAACCCATAGAAACACAATATTTGTGTAATGTCAATTACTATTTTCACATTAATTGTAATTTATTTCATTTAATCCCCTTATAAAGACCGTATAGAGTGATATAAATGCTTTTGCGTACCAACCTAAGGACGCATATCTTTACAGCCCTCAGTAAGCTTCTATGGGCTGCTGTGGCTATGTTTAGATTTAGTGGATTGCTGTGGCTTGTGGGGCGACAATAAATATTCTCACATATACACACATTAAATATGTGATTATTGAGACACCAAGATGATTAATATCTGCGCCTATTGTCCTGATTTGCTAGGCATTGGGTGCAAAATAACCCAATATAACCCAGCACCTAAGGGCTAACACATTGATTTAGTAAGGTAATGATAGGCAAGCCCACCGCCCCCGATAGGCCGTTGGTTAGTATATATGGCGATTTTCCTTTATGAATCTTGAGAAAGGACAGCCCCCTACGGGGGAAACTCTCGACTCTATTATTATCAATACCCTTTCACATTTTTCGGCCAAAATTAGCCTGGGCAAGACCCGTGGTTCTTTTCAGCAGATTCACGAGCTTCTTTATCTTCAGCAGCCTCTCTAAGTTTTTGTCTCTTATCGGGTATAACCTGCTGCTTAAGGTGGGGGGATCTCAAAGCTTTAGCAATCGCGCTTCTCTTTTTCATGATCCATCCCCATATATCCTCTAGCCCTTGTTCGCCGTTGTAATAAACAATGATCTCTTGGGTCTTGGTGAAACACTGTGGCTTACCCATAGGCCACATCATTGTAGACACGATAATGTGCTACAAGCTTTTCAGTTTTAGAACAGTAAATCGTACAGCCCTGTCTATTAACTACAAACTTACAATCAGGATATGTTTTATATACGGTAGAATCTTTACTGTTCTGTTTTTCGATAAGGCTAATAATTACGTTATTCATTGTTCTAAATCTCCTCTTAATGACAATGGTTATAAATCTTGAAAGAGCTTAGAAGACTAAGCTTTTCACTAGATCCAGCTAGATTAAGAAGCCCCAACCCCAATAAAATTGAATAGAGTTGAGGATATAATTTAACCAGATCCAGTGTCTTTTCACTGAGTCCGAGCTAAGATCAATCGCCCCAAAAGAACGCCTTCTGTTCTTCTATTAATGAGGCATAAACCTCAAGCCATTGAAAATAAAGCTATTTTCTTATCCATGAATTTGAGCTTGGTTTAGCCAGCATATGACCTTCCATAAAGTCCTCGTGAAGCTGTTCAATGAACTCGTCACGCCTTTGTTTTTCACGGTCTTTGTCATCCAGTGACATCTGTTCAATCCAATAAGAGACAGCCATAGCTAAGCAGTCCACAGCATCGTCTTTAAGAACAGCACCTTTCTCAGACGTCATCCGTGTCATCTGGTACATTAGACGGTACATGAATGTCTTGTCAGTGCCGTAGGTCTTATAATCAGATTCAATAATCTTCCTGTCCATGATCAGTCTGTGCTGATTCATCAAAGGCTCAAGACTATCAATAATCCTTTTCTCTTTCTGCTGATGGTGTCTGACCTCATCAACTGTGCAAGGGTAAACACGGTTCAGGATCTTCTTGAACAATTCAGTGAACATACCATCACCAAAGTTACTCTCGATGATGATCTCATTAACCTCTTGATCCTTGGCAACCTTCGCCATGTAATACAAAGCTTCATCAGAGTAACCGCCATCAAGTTGTCCTTGCGCTGTTACCCATAAGTTACCACCAAGCTGTTTAACGACACACCATGCTGTCTTATCTGAGCCTCGACCAGAAGGGTCAATAGCCATAACAGCTCCATCATAAGGAATGAACTGGTCTGTGTAGGATGCTGGGTAGTAATATTTATCCTTACCCATTCCTACGCTTGGTAGGTCATTTACAGCCCTGTGAGGATCGTTAGTCCACACAACAGTTGTTGGAGCTTTGAAAGGATCTACGTCCATCACGACAAGATCAGCAAGCTTCAGTGGATACTTGTTGGCATCAGAAAGACTAGTATCCAACATAAACTGTAGAGAGTACCCTGAGTTCCCGTACGAAGCCCTACGTTCCTCCAGTTCCATTCTATGAAATCTTGTAGGTTCTAATGGATCTCCAGGATCTAGGTTGTGTTTCTCGATATATTCAAGAACCCAAGGACTCACCTGATCAGCATACTCTGCCAAGTAATCCTCACCAGGAACCTCAGCAGGCCAAATTCTTTTCTCATATCCCCTAGACCTCAGCTCATTATATAGGCTGTCTTCGCACTGGGGCGTTCCTAAGTAGGTTATTTTCCCCCCAGGCTTCAAGATAGCGTCAAATTCTTTAACGCGCTCAGCGAGCTTCATACGCATCGTGACAGTGTCTGAGTTATTTGGAACTTCTACGTCATCGGCAATGATCTCATCAGCACGTCCACCAGTCATCTGTCCCATGACACCGACAGATCTTACAGAAGGTGCGTGAGATGCTGGAGCACCGCCAATGTCGAAAGCGATCATAGAATCTCGTTGATGATCCAAAGGGATCATGTGAGCCAACATAGGCATCTCGGAGATCAAACGCTTCGTAAAGGTTGTGAAAGCATCAGATCTGTCTTTAGATGCTGAGACCACCATAATGTTCAGCGTAGGATCGTTATATAATCTCCATAGCACATAGGCCGAGGTGATCCAGGATTTTCCGATACCTCGGAAGGCCGTAATGATCTTACGGCGTTGACCGTATTGCAAGTAGTCTGCAATGTCATATTGGACTTCAGTGGGTTCTGGGAGGTTTAAATGCCTCCAGACGAGGTACAGAAAATTCTTGAAAGAATTTATCTGTGTCATGTTTAGATCTTTTGTGAATTATAATTTCTTCAGGAATCTGTAGGCTGGTCTGAATAGGAAGAGACCAATGATCATTACTGCAGCCCAGGCAGGATTCATCTTCTCTGCGACACAAGTAAACAACTCAATGTCTGCAGTGGTGTCAGGTTGCCCGATATAAGCTGCATAGTCATGAGCGACACAGCAGTCTCTGTAGTTTAAATCTAACCATCCTGTACACCCGTCAGTCACGAAGGGTTTAGACATCCTCTAAAGTTTCTTTCGAAGGTAACTCTTTTTCAGTGAAGCTGAACAAAGATTCTAATTGTGACATGGCTGCTTCATAGGGAGTACCTGTCAAAGACGTGAAGTAAAAAGTTCCTACATCACTTTCTTTAACTGTATCCCAAGTTTCGGTTTTAACTTTATCAGCGGCATCCAAGTGTGTAGCCGCGTTTTTTCCAACCAATTTTCCATCAGAGATACTGTATCCTTGTGACTGCCAAAAATTCACAGCCATCTGATTGATTGTATCCAGCATTGCCTCTGCTTCAGGGCGTGTTTGAAATTCTAAAATCATGAAATACCCCACTTGCTCATAAGATAGTTTTGA